GGGGTCAAACAATTTAAGTATTTACGTAAATGGCGTTGGTCAGAACTTTACCGAAACTGGTGCGTTTACTTACAGCGGATCATCGGCGCTGACGATTGGCGCTGACGTTAATGGCGACGAATCGGTAGTGACCGGGTACATTTCTGGACTTCGCATGATCAATGGAAGCGCCATTTATTCTGGTTCAACCATTACCGTTCCCACGGCACCGCCTACGGCAGTAACCAACACCGCATTGCTGCTTAATTACACCAACGCAGGCATCTACGACGCTACGTCCAAGAACGACCTTGAGACGGTGGGCAACGCGCAGATCAGCACGACGCAGAGCAAGTTCGGCGGGTCGTCGATGTATTTCGATGGGACGGGGGATTGGTTACTTGCGCCTAGCAGCCAAAATGTAGCGTTCCCCGGCGATTTCACTATTGAATTTTGGATGTACCAAACGGCAGCATCAGGTGAAGGCACCGCTGTTTATAATTCTACGACAAACGGCGTAAATTTATTTACAAGCATTTCAAGCAATTGGGGTATTGCGAGGTCTGGAGTTGCCGTAGATAACAATTTTGGAACGCCGCCAGCCTTCAATACTTGGAATCACATTGCTGTAAGTAGGTATGGATCAACAATTCGTGCTTTTATAAATGGTATCCAAGTATTTTCTGGCACGAATACCGTGTCTTATGTTGCTGGGCCAATTCAAGTTGGAGGTTCAGCGTTTGGAACAATTACCGCTTATATAAACGATTTAAGAATTACCCGTGGCATCGCCCGTTACACCAGCAACTTCACCCCGCCGACTACGGCGTTCCTGACCCTGTAAGGTGACACATGACTCTTTATAGTTTTAAAGGCCATTACCCGGTCGAAGTCATCGACAACAACAAGGGTTGGTACGAAGTTCCGGCCAAGCCCGAGGCACCGGAAGGAAAGCAAGTTGCGTGGCTGAACGGCGAATGGATCGTGCGTGATCCCAAGCCCGAGGATCGCCCCGGCTACCAATGGAACTGGAACCACAGCGAGATGGCGTGGATTGAATGCGAGTACGCGCTTACGGCACCAGAAGTGGTTGAGCCGGATTACAGCTTAGTCATCACTCCGTCTGACTCTATTAGCCTTGTTGTTGACGGCGGATTCTCGGAGCCGATTACTCTGGCTGCGGGTTCAGATCCGATCAGCGTTGCAGCATTCAGCTTGGTTATTAGCGATTCGGAGCCGTGACGATGGAAATGCAGGTCTTGTTTAACATCGTTGTAGGTGTAGCCGCGTTCTTTGGCGGATGGTCTCTTAATCAGATTACCCGCAGCATTGAGCGTTTGGACAAAGACGTTCGCAATATGCCGCTTAACTACGTTACTCAGACAACGTATCAACGAGACATTGACGACATTAAAAATATGCTCGGTAAGATCTTCGACAAGCTGGATGAGAAGGTAGACAAATGAGCGAAGACATTGAGCTGTTCAAAGCCAAGGTTCAGGCTGAGTTAAATCGGCTTGAGGCTAATTCGTCTGCCAAGGATGTTGCGGGTAAGGCAATTGGCAAGGACGGACTCAAGTACATCACGATCATTGTCGTGATTGGCGTTGCATCTAGTTTGGTTCTAGATTCTGAGAAGATAGCAGCCGTCATGGGTTTGCTTGGCGCTTCGCTGACCGCTTTGATTTCCATGCTCAACGGTATTGCTGGGGCATCGGAGAAGGAAGAGAAGCCGGAGTTTGCGGTCATCAAGGAACTCATCGCCAAGCTTGATCGTTTGGATCGCAAAGAGATGCCGATGCGAGTTGATGTGGAAGGCGATCATGTGACCGTCACGAAGGGCGACGATGTGGTGAGGGCTTCCAAATGATGACGATGATCTCAACCTTCCTGTCTTTTCTTGCGGGTGGACTCCCCAAGATCCTGCAAATCTTTCAAGACCGACAAGACAAGAAGCACGAGTTGGCTTTAGTCGCTGCTCAAAAGGAGCGTGAGTTGGCGCTGGCTGAGCGTGGCTTTATTGCTCAGGCTCGGGTCGAAGAGATCAAGTTAGAGCAGGTTCAGGTGCAGTCCGCAGCCGAAGAGCGCGTAGCTCTGTATCAGCACGACATGGAAATCGGCAAAGGCGCATCGCAGTGGATGATTAATCTACGGGCTTCGGTTCGTCCGGTCGTCACCTACATCTTCGTGCTGGAGCTGGTCGCCATCAATATCGCTGGTGTGTGGTACGCCTACAACACGGGTGTTCCGTTTGCCGCTGCGATGGCAGAAGTATTCTCAGATGACGAGATGGCAATACTTGCCTCCATCATTGCATTTCATTTTGGTGGTAGAGCGTTTTCGCAGAAATGATTGGAGTTTATGCAATTAGGAATGTTGCCGTTGGTAAGGTATATATCGGCAGTAGTGGTGACGTTAAAAAACGAATCACTTGTCAGAAGTCCTATTTAAAAAACGGCAATCATCCGTCCACCATTCGTTCGCTTCGCGGAGAGCCTCAAGACGTATCCAAGTTCTCCTTTGACATCGTATGCCAGACCGACACCATTGATCAGGCAAGGGAACTTGAAGAGTTTTTGCTTACGGAGATTCCACAGAATCGTCTTTATAACCTTGCTTCTGATTATACCGGCGGGCGGGTAAAGCGTAAAAACAGAGAGCGATACAAAAACGGTGCAGCAAAACGTCTTGCTGACCCCGAGTTTAGAAACAAGTTAAGTCAAGCCTGTAAGGGTAAGCGTAAGATCGTCACCTGCCCAAAGTGCGGAATATCTGGTGGTGGCGGCAATATGCGCCGATACCATTTTGAAAATTGCAGACATGAAAGTAAGTCTTGAGCTTATTAAACTTGTGAAATGCCACGAGGGTGTCCGGACTAAGCCATACCGCTGTCCGGCGCTGTTGTGGACTGTCGGCGTCGGCCATGTGATTGATCCCACCCATGCAACGGTGAAGTATGAGGAGCGCCGGAATCTACCAATACCCGAGGGCTGGGACCGGGTTCTCACGATGGACGAGGTGGACCGGATACTTTCTCAAGACCTTAGCCGGTTTGAGCGTGGTGTGGTTCGACTTTGCCCTGCTGCTGTTGGCCGTCAGGGAGTCTTCGATGCTCTCGTATCTTTTGCCTTCAACGTGGGCCTCGGCAATCTCCAACGCTCTTCCCTTCGGATGAAAACCAACCGGGGGGAGTTTGAGGAGGCGGCGGAAGAGTTCATGAAATGGACCAAGGCAGGGGGGCGGGTACTTCCTGGTCTTGTCAAGCGCCGTCAGGATGAGCAGAGGCTATATTTGTCTTAATTAGGGTATAATCGTGCCCAAATAGTCTTGCCCGACTGGTAAGACGCGGGACTAAGGAGAGGTGTATGCCTGCGTCGATGACATTTACCAGTTTGCAAGTGGACATCCGGAACTACCTTGAAAGAGGTGGTGCGACGGACCCTATTGTTTATGAGCAGATCCCCCGGCTGATCACCCTGGCCGAGCGGCGGATTGCGCGTGAACTCAAGATTCAGGGTTTCCAGACGGTGGTCAATACCACCATGCAATCTGGGGTAGCGGTCTACGCCAAGCCGGATCGTTGGCGCGACACCATCAGCATCAACTTTGGCACCGGGACGAACAACAACGTCCACACGCCGGTCTTCCCGCGCTCTTACGAATACGTCCGTAGCTACTGGCCGAACGAGACAACGACCGGTCAGCCGCTCTTTTACGCCGATTACGATTACAAGCACTGGATCTTCGTGCCGACCCCGGCTGCGGATTACCCGATGGAGATCCTGTATTACGAACTGCCGCCGCTGTTGGACGACACGAACCAGACCAACTGGCTGACCGAGTTTGCGCCGAACCTGTTGCTGTACGGGTCGCTGGTAGAAGCCACGCCGTTTGTGAAGGACGATCAGCGCGTTCAGTTGTGGCAGACCTACTACGACCGGTCGCTGGCTGCGCTCAATGGCGAAGACCTCCAGAAGATCGTTGATCGGTCCACGAATCGCCGGGAGGCATAAGTGACTACTTATACAAACACCTTCGGTGGGACGAACATCTACCCGAGCGATGTCTCGTACCGCTACGTATCGCTGACGATTAGTCAGATTCTTGACTGGCCCCTTGAGGCTGCCCCGAGCACCGATGTCGTTGCGAAGATCATGGACGTTAACGCGACAACGACCAGCCTTGTCATCACGATGCCGGATGCAACCGAAGCCGGGACGGGTGAGACGGTCCTGTTCAACAACGTCGGCGCAAATACGTTCACGGTTAAGACCGCCACCGGTACCGTCATCTGCGCACCGCAATCAGGCACGACGTTTCAGATTTACCTGACTGATAACAGTACTGTTTCTGGTACGTGGCGTTCATTCCAATATGGCGCTTCTGTATCGGCTACGAATGCTGCTGCGTTGGCTGGTCTTGGTATTAAGGCAATTGCAACGACTTTAAATCAGTCGATGCCGGTTACTGCAATCAGCACCAATTACACAAGCGGCACAAGTGATCGTGCCAAGGTTTTGGTGTGGACGGGTGGTGCTGGAACCATTTCGTTTGACACCGCCCCTTCTTTGGGAAGTGATTGGTTCGTTAACATTCGAAACAGCGGCACAGGCGATCTAACTTTAGATCCAAGCAGTTCAGAATCAATCAATGGCGCAAGCACATTGGTGTTGTCGCCGGGTGATAGCGCCATTGTTGTAACAGACGGCGTGCAGTTCTGGACGATTGGTTTCGGTCAGTCTGCGGTTTACGCATTCAGCCTGCTTCAGATAGACGTTTCTGGCAGTGGTAACTACACCCTATCAGTGGCGGAACTTAATAAGACGGCTTACATATTTACGGGAACGCTGACGGGTGATCGTGACATCATTGTTCCGAATACAGTTCAGCAATACTGGGTTAGCAATCAAACCAGCGGGTCTTATACTCTTGGTATAAGAACTTCTGGGCAAGCAAGTCCAGGGGCTAGTGTTCCTTCTGGCGCAAGAGCTATTTTGTATTGCGATGGCACTGATGTGGTTGATGCGGATACGGCAACGATTGCACTGCCCATTACAATTGCTCAAGGTGGAACTGGTGCTACAACAGCCAGTGGTGCGCGCACAAACCTAGGTGCAACTTCAATTGGTAACGCGGTATTTACGGCTGCAAATACAACTGCTGCGCAAGTTGCATTGGGGTTAAGCCCCATTGAGGGCGGTACGTACTAATGCCGCTTCAGCCGGTCATTGTTCGCTCTGAACCTGGTATAAAACGAGACGGTACCAAGTTCGAAGGCAATTATTACGTTGACGGACAGTGGGTTCGATTTCAGCGTGGACTGCCCAGAAAGATAGGCGGGTATCGTGCGCTTCAAGATCGTTTGGACGGTATTGCTCGTGGTATGCATATCCACAATCATAATGCATATACATACGTGCACATTGGAACGTCGGATGGTGTGTTCCGATTTCGGCTAGATCAGAACGGTCTGTCTAGCATCGTTACTAATAGAACTGATCCCTCGTTTGTTTCAAATGAAAACAACATGTGGCAGTTCGATGTGGCGTTCAACACCACAAATAACCAGAACGAGATTCTGGCGCATGTTGCTCCAAACGTAGCTGACATCTCATCGGATGCCCCGGGGCAGTTGTATGTTGGATATGACAACGGTACTGCTCCGCTAACTCCAGTTCCGTCGCTGACTATTTCTGGCGGTATTGTTGCGCTGGCTCCGTATGTATTTGCGTATGGATCAGACGGCTTCATCCAGTGGAGTCGCGCTGGTTATACGGATAACTGGAGTGGCGGTGATGCGGGTTCTGCGCGTATTACTAGTCAAAAGATCGTCAAAGGTCTTCCGCTTCGAGCCGGTGCCGGTAATGCGCCAGCCGGTTTGTTCTGGTCGCTGGACTCTCTTGTTAGAGCTTCTTACGTAGGCGGAGCTGCGGTATTCCAGTTTGACGTTATTACTTCGCAGTCGAGCATTCTCTCATCGCAGAGCGTGATTGAGTACGATGGTATTTACTACTGGTGCGGTGTTGACCGCTTCTTGATGTTCAACGGTGTGGTTCGCGAAGTTCCAAACAGCTTGAACCTGAACTGGTTCTTTGACAATTTGAACTACGCTCAGCGCCAGAAAGTCTTTGTGTTTAAGGTTCCGCGTTGGGGCGAGATTTGGTGGTGTTACCCGCGTGGTAATGCAACTGAGTGCACTCATGCTGTTGTCTATAACGTGCGCGAGAATACGTGGTATGACACGATCCTACCCAATAGCGGACGCTCTGCCGGTCAGTACGCTCAGGTCTTTAGCTCGCCGCTGGTGGTTGGAGTTATTGACACCGAGACCGTTGGCTATCGCGGAACGCAAACCAGCGAGCTTCGCGTAACCGAAGATGATCAGCCCCGCATCATCAATGATCCCAAGGGCTACGTGGTGTGGCAGCATGAGTACGGTACCGATGAGATTAACGGTACTCAGATCCGCCCCGTTCAGTCGTTCTTTGAAACGGCGGATATGTCGCTGCTGACTTCTGAGCAACCGCAGAATATGGCGGTTCGCATTGAGTACATGGAACCAGACTTCATTCTCTCTGGAAACATGACGGTGCAAGTAACCGGTCGTGCAAACGCCAGAGCCGGTGAAGTCACAAGCGATCCGCAGATTATCTATGCAACGCTGACAGATCGACAGCAGCAGTTGGTGTACTTCCGCGAGATCCGTCGTGAGATGCGATTCCGGTTTGAGAGCAACACGCTGGGCGGTAATTACCAGATGGGTCAGATCATTGCTCACATCGAACCGGCTACGGGTACAGTCCTTGGAGAGAATCCATGAGCCTGCTGACAGACCCGCGCTATCACAAGCTTCAGGACTGGGCTGATTACACAGTCTTTGATCTTGAGGGTTACGGTCCTATTGCTCGGCTTGAGAAAGAGTCTGAGTGGCAGAATTGGGCGGCAGGCATTATTGGTATTAACGGTATCTCGCAGCAAAACCCTCCGTCGCCTTATCAGTTTGATGACTGGCGTGAATGGGCGCTTCGCTTCTATCAAGTTTTGGACTAGGTGAACTATGGCTAACTATTACACTTATGGAACGGTTCCGGATGTGGATGAGACTGTCTACGGGAACCCTATTAGCTATGGTGGATTAGGCTTCTTGCCTGATCGTGGTTCTTTTCAAGAACCATACTATGATTTTTATGATTCCGGTGTTAGCGTTTCCCCGGAAACCATTAACTATGTTGAACCTGATTATTACTCAGAAGAGCCTGTTGGCGCTTTAACCGCTATTCCTGAAGAGTTGTTTTATGGCAGCGCTTCTGAGCCTGATGTTCCGCCTACTCGCGAAGATCCTGGTTCAATTGTTGGCCCTGTTGGCGATTTAACTCCGTTGCCGGAGGAGCCAATCTATGGTCCCTCTGCGGAATACAATGTTCCGGTTTCTTTACCGCAGACTCGCAGTAATCAAGCTACGACGCTTTATATCCCGCCCGGTTTGGAAGCCGCTTTATTGCGTATGCAGGGCAAGTCTCCTGAGCAGTTGGCTGCAAAAGAGAAAGCTGCTGCTGAGACGCGACCCCAACGAGAAGTCTTGTCTAGCCTTCTGCAAAACAATCAGTTTGATGCAGCATTTAAGTATGCCAAGGACAACAACGTACAGAATCTTCTAATTGATCCTAACGAACTGAAGGCGCTTCGTGGTCCGTTTAGTGACGATGAAATGAAGTCGTTCTTCAGTGCTCTGCCTAAGGACTTTCTGGGCGAACAAAGCGACGAGGTAGTTAAATTTGATCCTACCGCTGGACTTGAAGCTTCATTGGAGAAGAAAACAATACCATCTGGTCTTTCTGCGCTTGGGCTTGTCGAGGGAGTTCCGCAAGTTCAAAGAGCATTTATTCCGCTTGAGCAAAAGAAAGAGGATGGACTGTTTGAAAACATCATAAAAGCAGTTCTTGCTGCTGGCACTTTGTATGCCGGTGCATCGGCATTGCCGGGACTTATTGGCGGCGGTAGTGCTGCTGGTGCTGGTGGTGCTGGAGCTGCTGGGGCCGGGACAACCGGGGCGACTGCCGCTGGAGCCACGGGTGCTGCCACTGCCGCTGGTGGTGCCGCTGCTGCCGCTCCGTTAGCAGAGGTTGTTATTACAGCCTCTAAGCTTGGTCTCACCATTCCTCAAGCGGCTACGCTTCTTGCTACTACCGGTGCCGGGGTTAGTGCTTTGGGTGGTGGGGCTGCTCCTACTGCGCCGACTACGCCTACTCCAGAAGCGCCGCTTGATGAAGTGGTTGTTACCGGAAGACGGGCTTTGGACCCAGCGTTACGCGGGTTGATTCCAACTAGCTTGGCATCGACTAATTTGATGCAGGGTGTAAGCGACATTCCGACAGACATTTATGGTCAGCCGGAAGCCGTTGAGGCTACTGACCAGATTAAGGAAGAACCGTTTGAAGATGGTTTGGATGAGATTGTTGTTACCGGCAGCAAGTATCAGCCCGGAGTTTTAGATTTAGCGACCATTGGAACAGGGGGGTTAACCGCAGCAGAATTGCTGAAGGGCTTTACTGAACCTACTTTTCGACCGTACGAAGAGCTTCCACCTGAAGGGGAGCCGACGGAAGAAGTTGTGGTTAAGGGAACTAAGCCTTCCCCAATTGATCTTGCTGGGATTGGTGTTGGCGGTTTGACCGCTGCTCAGTTGTTGAAGGGCTTTACACAGCCATCAGTTGACCCTTTGACTGGTGAGTTGAAGGAGCCCTCTAAGACAGAGCAAGAGCTGGACAAGATTCAATCTGATCTCGCAGCCGCTTCTACTACTCCCTCTAGCTCCTTCTTAAAGGACCTTATAGACAAATACGGCAGTCTTGAGAATGCCCTTAAGTTACTTGGTGCTTTAGGTTCTGCTGGTGCTGGTGGTGGAGGCACAGCGACTTCAACCATTCCGACTGGTGGTTTAGGCGGTGCTTTACCCAAATACAATTTTGCGCGTAAGCAGGTGAGTCCGGATATTGATTACTACACTTACGGGTTCCGTCCGGAAGCCACGTTTTTTGAGGACACCGTACAGTTAGAGAAACCAACTCAACCCGGATTGCCACCACCTGCCACGCTTCCCCCGGCGACTCTCCCCCCGGCTACGTTGCCGGGAGAGCCAAAGGTAATGGCGACGGGAGGATTGTCTGGTTATGCCAAGGGCGGCTCCAACAAGAGTCGTTATGTGGCAGGCCCTGGCTCTGGTCGGGAAGACAAGATCCCTGCTCTTCTGAGCGATGGGGAGTACGTGATTGATGCAGAAACGCTGGCGTTGCTGGGAGACGGCTCGACCAAGGAGGGTGCTCGGCGCATGGATAAGTTCCGTGCTAATATCCGAAAGCACAAGGGTCGTGCCCTATCGCGTGGCCGGATTAGTCCAAACGCAAAGTCGCCCAATAAGTACATGGGCGGAGGGTTGACCTGATGAGCGTCACAGACTTTCTTTTCGAGGGCAAGGCCCCGACACCGGTTACGCTGACCGGGACTTCCACGGTTCAACTTCCTGAGTGGTATACCCAGTACACCACCGACATGCTGGGTCGTGCTCAAGGGGTTGCGAATCTCCCGTACGCTATGTATCCCGGACCTCGAATTGCTGGGTTTACTCCGGGGGAAAGAACTGGATTTGAAGCGACGAAAACAGCCGCAACGGCTTATCAACCTTTTTTAACTGGAACTGCTGAAACACTAGGTAAAGCTGGTGAGGTCAGTCCCCTTGGAGTTGCGCAGCCATATTTGGGTGCTGCCGCTAAGACCTTCCCCAGCGCGGTTCAGGAGTACATGAATCCGTACACCCAGAACGTAGTCAATCAGATTGCAGAGCAGGGTGTGCGTCAGTTGCAGGAGAAATATCTCCCGGCTGTGGGTCAAGAGTTTATTCAAGCTGGTCAGTTTGGGGTGGGTCCGGGTTCAACTCGCATGGGTGAGTTTGGTGCTCGCGCTTTGCGTGATGTTCAGGAAGCTGTTCTAGCCGAGCAGTCTAAAGCTCTTCAAGCAGGATACGGTCAGGCTGCGGACATCTTTGCATCTGATGTAGGTCGGCAAGCGCAACTCGCTGGAACCGCCGGTCAGTTGGGAATTGGTGAAGCGCAGGCTTTGCGTGATCTTGCTTCTCGATATGGTGAAACTGCTGGTGAGGCTCAGCGTCTTGGTCTTACCGGAGCCGAAGCCATTACTGGCGTTGGCACAAAAGAACGTGCCATGCAACAGGCTAACTTGGATCTGGCGTATCAAGACTTCTTGCGACAAGAGGGCTATCCAAAAGAACAGATCAAGTTCTTGTCAGATGTTCTCAGTGGAGTGCAGATTCCAAAGACAGAGATCTCAACTCAACAACAAATTCCAAGTGAAGATGTTCTTGAGACGGGTCTTTCAAAGGCTGCGAACACGTACAAAGTCATTGATGAGATTCTCAAGGGTTCAACGAACTCTAGCATTTCAGACCTTATCAAAAAGTACTTAGGCGGGAAGTAAGCCATGGCTATGAAAAGAAGCGCCGCTCTTGCGATGACGGGTCTTGATGATCCGCGAGAAATGCTCCAGAAAGATTTGATGCGTATGTACTCGGATTACATTCTAAGTCCGGGCGCGCAGAAGAATCAGCCGGTAAAGACTGCCGCTAGTTTAGAGCCAGGCTGGGGCGACCCTGTTGAATTGGAAGACGAGGAAGAAGCCGAAGAAATTTCCGAGGACAAGGGGCAAATCGTCGAGCTTGACGCTGAAGAAGAGGAAGCTCAACCGGTTAGCGAACCCGAGGTAACGGAAGAAGAAGTCGCCGCTGAAGAAGAGATTGATCCGGGTCTGGCTGACGTTCCGGCTGTCTCTGGGAAGAACACGTACGAAGATGAATTGCTTGCGCTGCTTAATAAAGCGAAGACCAATCTCGAAGCACCCAAGAAACTCAGCATCGCTGACATCTTGGGTGCGGGAACCATGCGCCGTTCTGCGGAGTTGATTCGTAAGACGGAGCAGGAAAACGAGAAGCGAAAGCAAACCGCGCAAGAGCTGGCTATTGATATCTTGATGCGCAAGTCAGCAAGTGAAGAGAAACGTCAAGCTGCGGAATCGCTGGCGGATTACCGAAGGCGAATGCTTGGAAAGCCAAAACCAGATCCGACTATTGTTCAAGTAGCAAAAAAAGCGTACCCAACTCTTCCTGAAGATAAGGCTATCCAAGCATATCTTGATAGCAAAAAAGCAAAGCCATCAGAACCGCGTTTAACCGAGACTGAAAAGCTGGCGGCTTTACGAGCCAAGCAAAAAAGAGGTCAGCCGTTAACTCTGGAAGAGCAGGAACTCCTTACTGTTCTAAATGATAAGGTAAACAGAATGGGAGTTCTGGAACGCGCGATGATGAAATCGCTTGGCTTAGAGAATTAAGAAAAGAGGATTACGATGCCAAATCTTACGGTCATCGGTCCGGACGGAAGGAAGTGGAATGTTCCTGCACCTGAAGGGGCAACCCAAGAAGATGCGGAAGCATACGTCCTGAAGTCTAAGTATGGAATCAGCAAGACTGAAGCTCCGAAGCCAGCTCCTGCGCGCGTAGACTTTATGCGTGAGCAGAAGACTGCTCCGCCAGCGCGCGTAGACTTTATGCGTGAACAACGCACGGCTCCGCCTGCACGCCCGACTCTTGCTCCGAAGCCAGAGCCGGAAGCGGCACCGGCTTCAAAGCGAAAAGAGCCAGCCCCGCTTAGCCTGACCTCGCTCGTGACCGAGCCTGCGCTGTCTATGCTGACAGGCGTAGCCAGTTTGCTTCCGTCGTACGCGCGCGGTCTTTATGGATTAGCAAGGGGTGAGTCTGACCCTGAAGCTGCGAAGGCTATTCGCGAAACGCAGCGCAAGATGACGTACGAACCGCGCACCCAGATGGGCAAGCTCGGTATGGAAACTATCCGCCCTGCTGCGGAAGTTCTTTCAGTTCCGTCGCAGTTAATCGGTCGTGGTACCGAAGCCATCACTGGATCTA